TACTTTTTGGGATCATCTACAATTGTAATGTCTTTAAAACCTACAATTTTTTGATAAATTTTCACAGTCTGTCCTATGTATTCTTTTTTAATCTTCTTCTTGTAATTCTTCATAAGTGTTAATTATAATAAAAGTTAGTATTAAAGTCAGTATTACTGCCCCAAATTTACAAACCAGCTCCATGTCTCTATGCCATAGGTTATATGCTAATCCAAAACACAGGATATAGGTGGTCATTGAAATAATGTTAAGACTCCTCATACCTATATTGTATTTCATTTATTTTTTCTTTTATTTCTTTAATTAAAAAGTAAGCTGAGGTGTTATTAATATCAAAATACTTAGCTAATGCAGTCTGAGTAGAGTAGCCTTTGTCATAATATGCCTCAAAGACTATCCTTTTTATCCTGTCTTTTTGTTGTTTCCGGTATATTTCTATCAATCCTTTTTTATGATTGTATTTATTTTCTAGTATTATCTTGTGTTCTAAATCAGACAGATCCTCAACAATATCAATTAGGTACTCCTGGCTTGTGTAAATGTCTTGTTTTTTTGTTTTGCTGCCTTGAGTCCACAGCAACTCACATTTTATAGTATTTAGCAGGTAGCTTTTTGCTTTGTTGATAGTAATATCCTCAACATTTAATTCAACACAATGTAAATAAGCATTTGATATTACTGCTTCTGCATCAACAGAGGAGGGTATGGACAAGATATCTAGGAAGTGTTTAGTATATCTGAGCACTTCATTGTAGTTATCAGTGATATACTTATCCAATGACTCCTTCATACCATTGTCTGAAATCTTTGAGCCACACTTTTCTTCTCACAGAGGCACAAAAACACTCTTTGTCTTTGCCATTGGTGGCTTTGTTTTTAATTTGTTGTAGTTTTTTTAGATTACTTTTTTTAAGTAAAATATCATTTGTTGATGACAAAATATCATCTATCAGTTCTCGATCAGTTTGTTCAAGCATACAGCTATTAATGAAGTGGCACAAGCTATTATGAAACTACCAGAATACACCAATGCAAACCAAAATGACATACACTTCCAACATCCTAGAGCTGTGTGTAGCCAGTCAACATCTATTTTCGTGAATAACCTGTCTATAGTGAGCTGTAACGGCTCAAAATTTACAAACCACCATGATACTACAAAGGGTGCAATATAGTCTATCATGGGTGCTAATATAACAAAAAAAAGAATACAACAAAAAAAGCAGCTATTAACTGCTCTTTTTTATCAAAAAATAAAATGCTTTGTCATAAAAACCACCTCTCACTTCAAAGCCATTTAAAAACCTGTATAAGGTATGAGGCCTGACTTTCATATCCTGAGCCATGTGTGAAACTTTATACCTATATGACAGCAACTCATTGAGCTGTGTTCTTATGTAGGTAGTTAGTGTCTCACTTGGTTTAAGATAGACTGTCTTAGAATGGTAAGTCATCCAGGTCTATTGATGCAGATGACACTGGTGATAGTGCTGTGATATCTTTTACATCTATTGTATTAAAATACTTAACATCTCCTTGTGGACTTTTCCATTCTCTTCCTCTCAATGCAAAGTTGATCATCACATTTTGACCTATTTGCAGTGCTTTTACCTTATCAATGGCTTCATTGACTGCTGTAAACATTATGTGCTGAGGATAATTGCCCTCTGTTGTAAGCACAAACTCACAGACCTCAAACTTGTCTGATATTGTTCTTGTTGGATTAATGAGCTTGATAGCTCCTTCAATTGTTAGTTCTGACATATTCTATTATTTAGTTATTATTTATACTACTTTTTCTTGAAATGCAATCTCTGGTGTTGTTTTATTGATTATCTCATCTGCTACAATGTTGGCATACATGACTGCGATCTCATAATCTGTAAGGTAGATTGTGAACTCATCATCCATGTTATCTCTGATATATTTCATTTTGTCAGCGTTTGCTAAAAATGCTGCTACCAGTGTTGTTACTATTTGTGTTCTTGTTTCCATTTTACTTATTATTTAATTCATTAACATACTTACTATAGTACTCATTGCAATAGAGTAGCCTCTCCTTTATCATTTCTTCATGTTCTAAATCTCTCTCATATCTCAGCACTGTTATTCTGTACTGCATAGGTATATGATCTACTCTGTGGATAGACATGTTATCCCATTCACTCAACAGCTCATCCGGTGTTGTGTGCATAGCATAGACAAGTTCAAAGGATGGTCTATCATACAGCCACATATAGGCTCTACCTTGCCACTCATAATCAGAGTTCTCACCTTCGGCAGGTGTTGCAGGGAATGTTTCTAAGGACCAGGAGCTCTTGATGTCTATGATTAGATCATCTGTAATGATATCACAGCATCCGGTCATGTACTCATTCTCTAGTCTTAGCTCATTTTTAGTGTAGTTAGTAAATCTGACATTGTTGAGAAGGTCAATGCCTGACTGTTCCCAATCAGTGCCTTTGATCATTGGCTTAGTTCTTATGTCAGTCTCATATCCGTAAAAGTCCTGTTTTGCTATCTTGCGTATTTCTGACTTTGCAGTCTCAGATAATACCTCAGACTTACTCCTTGAGTTAGTCATTAGCTTACCAAGCTGTGAAGGCCTCCATTTCATAACTGTTCCTCCTGTTCTTTTGTTAGTTTAAAATTCTTCTTCAATTGCTCTACTGTGTAAAGACCAGAGGATATTCTCTCAAGAGCATTTTTGAACCTCTCATCAGTCAATGCAGGTTTACCTGTCTTTTTAGGTGTCTCTGCTAGGTTAGCATCATCATCCACAGCTTGTAATGATAGGCTTGATTGCAGGGTGTAGCGTCTAAAATAGGTTATAGCACTCCCCATCTGCTGAGGTGTCAAGCTAGGAGGTAACTCCATACATGACTCTAGCATAATACCTGAGTCAATGTCAATGATTTGTGTGCATACATTGTTGCCCTGAATAGGTTGCAATAGTAGCAGTCCATTTTCAAGTAGAATAGGCTCAACAGCATCTAGCAGTGCATTGATGTCAGCATAAGCTCTCTTGAAATGTGGATTAGTTGCGTTCTTAGTTACTTTACCGATAGCTAATTTAGCTCTGTGTAACTTTTGGTGAAGGTTCAAGACTACGTCTGACTCTTCAATTTGTGTTTCATTTTGCATATTGTCTTATATTTCTTACAAATATACAACAAGTAAACAAATATAAAAAATTATTTACACATATTTATTAACAACAATCTGTTGATTATAATGCTCTAAAATATTAATATTGTAAAATTTTGTTTTTTGAAAATCAATATACGCAAAACTACACCCGCTTGTTCTGTAATTATAAGACTTTAAATATTGTTGATAATCTTTTAAATTCATTTTTCTTGGCTCTTTCCAAACTTCATCAGTAACAGGAATATTCATATTTGCAATTTTATCAAATGAATTAATTTTTTTAAATACAATATCTTTCAAAATGCATAATTTTTTATTAACACACAATAGTAAAATTTTTATATTTAGTTTATCAGCCAGTATCATATAGTTGTCATAACATTCCTTTTCAATACCTGTAGAATTTTTTACTTCAATTAATACTGATATGTTATTAAGAGCTATTGTGTAATCAGGATAATAACGTACAAATTTAGAAGTACTATCATTAAATTTTATTATTTTATTAGCATTATTATATTGTTTATAATATTCATAACCGCTTTCAAAATATGATATCTTTTTATTTTGTAAATAATTAATTAAATAATCACAAAGCTCTTTTGATTTGTTTTGTCGTGCTTTAAATGCGCTCATAAACACCTATTCTTTTAATTATATCAATACAATACTCTTTATTCAATTCAGCATTATAACTAATTCTATTCATTTTTTCACAGAGTAATAAAGTAGTACCTGAACCGGAAAAAACATCTATTATAATATCGTTTTCATCAGTAAATAAATCAATTAAATGTATCATAAAATCATAAGGTTTTCTGCCCTTGTGTTTTGTGTCCTGAGTTTCGCTGGTTTTTATTGTTATTTTCCAAAAGTCTTGACTGATTTTAGGCTTAACATTTCCAAATATTGAAGTTTTTATAACATTTGCATAACCGCATTTGCCGTGAGTCATTCCGTTACTAATCCAGCAAAACATTTCCCAAATGTAATTCATTTTAGTTTCCTTATAAAAATTACAAGCGTTCCATCCACCTGGAGTTACCGCAATAACATCAGCATATTCTTGTAAATAGTCAAGTTCCCATTTAAAATTAAAGTCCCATTCGTCAACTCCAGCGTTATAAGGCGGGTCTGCAAAACAAAATTTAGCTTTAGGCAATTTATTTATAAATTCTTTATCAGTATTACTTCCGTAATATAAATATTGATTACCTACTTTGTACCATCCTTTTTCTATTTCTGTTTCAATATTTTTAAATTTTGTGTTTTGAATACTATTTATTATTTTTTCTTGCTCTATTTTCTTTTCCTGTTTTATAAATTCTTTTTCTTCTTTCTTTATTTCTTGATAAACTTGATTAATACTTACTTCTCCTGTTCTTAATTTTTCTTTTATTTCTTCAGGTGCTTTTTTTACTACTACATCAAATCTTGCTTTTTTACCTATACCCCATCCAAGTTTGTCGGCTATTATTTTTCGTGTGTCGTGTTTTGGTTCGTTGTCCATTGTGGACAACGGAGCAGAATGTTGATTGCCTTTAAATATTGCTTTTTCTTTATAAATTTGTTGTCCTTTTTGCTTTTCTAATTCTTCAAGCTCTTTCATTAATTCACCTTTAACAAAGTCTTGTAAATTTCTTCTACCAAATTGATTGTTAACCATCCAAATTTTAGCATCTAATTCACTATTAAAATGTTTGCTTTTAGTTTGATAGTCTAAGTTCCATTTAGTAGCTATTTCATGCCTATTGTGTCCGTCTATTATAAATCCGTTCCAGGTTAAAATAGCTTCTCTAATTCCTTCATTTAAACAATTTTCTTCAAGTTGTTTAAACTCTTCCGCAGTCAAAGGCGGAATTAACTTTTTAAATTCTTCTTTTATTTCTAACATAACGTAAATTTTTCATACCATTCAACAAAACTATCAAAGTCTCTGACAATAATATACACACCTCCTGCTCTCTCAATAGCTGCTTGATATTCTTTTTGTGCTTGTGATTGCACATCATTACCATACTTCACTTCAATTTTTACTGATCTTCCTCTGATTGTTGCTGAAATGTCAGCTGTTCCTTTTGTGCCTTGTCCAGGTGTCCACTTACCAGGCATTTGTCTCATACCGGATACTGTCTCAATGGACCTACCTGCTCTGTATTGTCCTTGATTAGATATCCTTTCAGCTTGTCCATTGGTGTTTTTTATGTAAAAGATAATGCACTTGGTTAAATTGTTAGCACTATTATCAGTCCAATTTGTCTGAGGAAGGTACTCTTCTGGTACACTAGGATATAGTTCTTTTAGATACTTTCGTTCTAGCATCTGTATTTTAGTTCTGTTTGTTTTGTTCATATTAAAAAGGTGTTTTATCTATTGGTCTCAAGTCATCCCACACATCATCTGGTGGCAAGTCTGTATTTTTCTCTTGATCTATTCTCTCAAACTCAATCCATCTTTGATTATTTGTCTTGCCCTCCATTACTTTATACTTATAGAAATCAGCATAGACTAAAAGCCAGTTAGTAAATTTCTTTTTGCTGAGTTTATGGTAGTCAGTGTACTCATCAGTAAAAATTCTGTGCTGATCATCTTTATACAATCTGGTCTTAAGAGGTAGGTGATCTTCTTTACTCCACTCATAAAACTCAAATGAGGTATCTTTGATAAACTTCCTGACATCAAGATTAGTAAAGTCATGTGATACAAGTCCATTTTTGAGGTAATACTGACAGCAGTTAATCATAAAGCTATCAAACCTGCTCCACTCATTCTCATCCCAGTCATCAAACAGCATATGTTTAAACTCATCTAATGGAGTCCAATGATATCCAAAATGATCTGACATCTCCACCTCAAACTTCCTGCGTTCAAAACTACCTCCAACACCACCAATAGTATAATTTGTCGTTATTACTATTTTAGGTGATTTGTCAATAGGTAATTTAATAGCATCTTGACCTTTGTACTCTAGGGTAATACCCTCTGTAATCAAGCTAAATAAGTTCTCAAAGTTAAAATGTTTTTTGACATCATCAAATATCAAGAGCTGAGTATCACTTGAGACAGTCTGATAAGGAAAAGACTTAGTAAATTCAAATGTCTTACCATCAATGGAGCTCACTTTTTTCAGCTTAGCCAATGCGTTCCAGAACAGACCTTTGCCACTGCCTCCATTTGGGTTCTCAGATATAGTCTGATCATTAAAAATAATAGCTCTGTTGTTAGCTGATGTCTTATAGCTGTGCATCAAGTATCCGATTACTGACTTGAATGAGTTATATTTGTTTACATCTTTGCCACTGATCAACCAAAGAAATGTCCTAAATTCTGACTCATGGTGATCAGATTGCTTGTATTCTCTGTCAATTATCTGTTTTTTCCACACATAACCATCGAGGTCAATGTACTCATGTGTAATTACACTATCTT